TGCTGTACCTTATTTCTTAGATTTGAATTTCTTGCCAGCCTCGAAGCCGTTCTGGTAGCCAAGACTTTGTAGGCTCATTACCCATAAACAAACTTCGCTACGGAAATCTCCGTGCCCAATTGAAATACATAACCTTCCAGCTACATAGTCAATGAGTTCTTCGGTTGACATTTCTTTCAATTCTTTCATTTCGATTCCTTCTGCAATTGTTTTATAGCATCCTTCTGGAATGCCAGCAGGTTCGTATCCCACTCTAGGATTGCTCGACCGATACGACTGAGGCCGTAAGCGTCGCCAATGTTATCATCAAGAATCTCTACATCCCAATTCTTGAGTATCTTCATTAGCATTACGCTTTTATCACTGTTGCCGGCGCCTGTCACGAATTTCTTCAGGACAGTTGGCGGCACCAGTAGAAAATCTATTTTATTCTTCCACAACCAATGGCGGACAATATAACCCAGGCCGGCGATCTGAAAGAGAGATGATCCCTTACTAGCGAAAGAGAAGTCCTCTATCACTACCAAAGTAGTCTCGGAAAGTTCCTGACTAAATGGTTTATCCTGCAAAAGGTTCTTTATCTCAGTTAGAATGTGATCGATACGCTCGAGCCCATCCAATTTATTTGTATCAATAAGACCTTGGATAGGTGTAACATCATCCTTACTTTCGAAGAGAACCCAACCCGTCCCAGTAAGAGACAAATCTAAACCCAATACACGCTTAGCTTTTGGTGAAGGTAGAGAGATCGACTTTTCCGAGATCGGGCTTTTCTTGGACTGTTTTGCCACTTTGCATCGCCTCCAGGAGACGGTAAATCTCCATCAAGTTCTCATAGTATAAATCCATTACCACGGTCCGGGCTTCCTTCTGATATGCTACCAGCTTCCCATTCTTCCACTTGGGGAAGTTCTGCCTAAGGTCTTTCGTTACAGGCCAGTCTGGACACTTAGCTTCCAGGATCTTGATCAGATAGTCCAAGTCTCCCTTCAACCAGGTAACTTCACAAGCATAACGTCTAGGAACCTCTATCTCTTTGGGTTGTGGGCCCGCTTCACCAGGCTTCGTTAGATAAGTCCCTGTGGCTGATACTGTGCCCTTATGATAGTTCCATAACCACCTACGGAGCGCTACCATAATACGATCACATGTTCCATGGATCCAAAGAGGGTCAGGTTTGTTATTCATGTGTCACCTCGTAATTGGTGGGGTGTATGATTGTGACTGGCCGGCCTGCAGTTTTGGCCAAGCGAACACAGCTCCCAGTTCCACCCCAAGAACGATCCCAGACAGCGAACATATCAGTTGCATAATCCACAATGCGCTGGTTCCTGAGCTGCATACACGTGTTCGTGTAAGGCTCATTGGTCACATATTCAACTGAACCACCAGCCTCAACGATCGCAGTTAGCAATTGAGCATACTTCTTTCTGGCGGCTGGCGGCCATTGTGAGTCTTGTCCCAAGCAGGGGATAAGGGCTAGGACCTTTATCCCCAGCTCGAGCGCTACCTCGACAGCCCACTGATCCACTCCCAGAGCCATCCCCGATACTATGCAGGCTGGCTTAGCCTGGACAAAAGCTTTCTTCATCAGAAGCTTTATGTCTTTTGATTTGTTTGTGGCGTCGTTGTAACCACCTAACTTAGATGGACGATGCCCTGTGATACCGAGGACCATGCTAGTATACTTTTCCGGCGAAGACTTTAGGTTGCCAAGTATCGGTTGTCGTTCCGTCAGATACCTCATTCAGATGCACCACTTCTCCATTCTTCAATGCGCGTTGATACTCGAGGCACTTGCGCGCGCGAGACATGAAGTCCCATTGCGCTAAATCACCTTCGTCCATCCCCCAAGCATGAACTTTATACTTGGAGAGATAGTTCTTCAGACGCGAGACCACGCCATCATTATGCTTATACCACCCGTTTGTAACACCATCCTCTACTAGTCCTGGCGGACCGATCAAGTCGGCTTCAGCGCACAAGGCCTGGATGTCGGCGTGCTTGATGACTTTGTAATCTGTTTCTGAACATTCTGGGAGACCAAACTTCTCCCAGATCCTGGCCATTAGGACATCCTCAACCTGACGCATCTCGGGAGACTTGAAAGGCTTGGGAATATCTCCAACGCAGGATTCTGTTCCATCATGTAGTAGGGCCTGAAATTCCAACCTCTTGGGAACGAGGTCGGCCACCAGCATAGAATGGATCCCTACTGTATAATTGACCCGGCAGGCACCTGCATATCTACAGACATGCAGGAGTTGCCAGGTGATATCCTCCAGGGAAGGCGCGCCCGCCTCTGGGGATATCTGCTGGCCGGTGTAGGTGAAATACATATTTAATCCAGATCGGTCCTCGCAGCATAAACACCAATGATCTTCATGTTGCCGTCCATGTAATCGCCGAGGATGGTCACAAAGTCTTCCTCTTTGAATTCCTTTGACTTGGCCAGCGCCGTATCGAGATCAGGAGCACTGATCTCAACGGTCACTATGAGTTTCAATACTGCTTGGATGCAATAAGATTCTAATTTCTTGGATTTGTCTTGGGCCACTTGGACCTCCTTTTAGGTGGGAGGGGTTTCAGAACCCTCTTCTACTATGTCTGGCTGCTTGTCATTAATGTCGGCCAGTTCGGCATGCACTTCTTCTAGGATTTCTATTTCCTGCTGGGCCTTCACGTTCTGAGTCTTGCTTAGTTCTTCCAGAACATGCACCATCTTCTCTTGCAACTTGCGGTCTTCCTTGCGTGATTCTCTATCTTCCCTGGCACCGCGGAGCTCTATGATAAAGAATAACACAATCAAGAAGTCCGCCAAACACTGAAATATATCTACTAGCACTTGTGCTGGTAGCATAGAACCTCTTATTCACTCTTGGCTTCCATCTCTTTGGCCCAGACAGTCTTCATCAGGAAATCATCAAATGACATGCAGCGAAGATCTCCGACATCAAACTGCCTGTTCCACGGCCGGTCCATAAGGAAGGCCTTAGTCTTGCCATGTTTGTTGATGGCTTCAACCTGCTTGATGAAGTCATCTAAATGAAAGTCAACTCCCAGCTCTTCCAATAGACGTGGCCGGTCATCTCCCCCGGCGTTGGCACCCGTAACCAACGGTATTCCTTGGTTGCGTAGCCAACGGGATAGCAATTGCGTAGTATCCGTAATGCCTTCCTTTGCGAGAAGATTAACCCGGACCGTGACAGCATAAAAATTGTATAGCGCGTCATCAAGGTCATCATTTATTGCCGCAAACCTCACATTTTCATAAGGATCCAGGTGAAGATAGAATTCTGGTATCTTCAACATGGCGTCGAAGGCAGTCTCAAACTGTTCCTTGGTCATCAGCGGGTCATCCGCCTTCCAAGGCTCGTCATTTACCCATTGGTCTTCGGTTATGTTAGTTCCATTCAGGTCATTGAAGACTTTCAGATAACCTCTGACCCAGTTGGCCAACACCCCATCGACGTCAGAACTAATGACGTAGAGTTTGTCCTTGGGGTTGTCACTAATTGGTCGGCCGTGCTTGTTATACTTGAGGGTCTTGTCCATCCAGGGTTGCACTATTCACCTCTTCTTGACGGCTCTCCACAGTCGGCGCCACCGTAAGGTTTTCAGACAATTGAATGCCATCCGAGTCTTGACTGATAGTAGATAATTCCGCATTATCATTCACCGGTAATACACTACCCGCATTTCCTTGTGGGCGATTTTCCGGTTCCGTAACCACTGGCTCAGGAAAACTAACCTGCTCCTGACGCACAGCAAGGCCGGCACGTTCACCTTCCAAAAACCCATACAGCACTCCTATACCAGGATAGAAAACCATGGAAGAAAGGGTGATAGTCTCACCCTTTCTAAACCCTGGCCTACGAACACGTTGTTTATAAGTCTGTCCTTCGACAGGGATGTAATCAGTGCCACCAACGTAGCACTTCCGTTCCCAGGACCGAGGTAAATTCTCCGTCAGGGTAACGACAATAGGCTTAGGCATAGGGATAGGTATAGACTTATTCCTAGCCGGACTATGGAAGCGATAGCTTGCTTTTGGAGGCTCGGGCTCCTTGGGAGTCGCAGCCGCGGGAGCCTCCTCAGAGGTAGTCGCCAACTTGTCTTTGACTTCATTGACGACTTCACTAAAGGCTGCTTCCAGAACTTCATCTGGAAGTTTGGGAGTCACTGGCGCCGGATCTAAAGCCGCAGGGGTATTCCATCCAGGGTCGCCAGGCAAAATAATGCGCTTCTCGTCTGTCATTGTTTACTCGATTTCGACAAAGTTTATATCGTTTGGCTTCGTTCTCTTCGTTTCCTTGTTAGTCCGGAAGAGCGTATAGCCTCTGGTTAGTGGGCGCGCGGCACCACACAGCTTGGGCTGAGCGTCATAATCAGGAGTCATACAAACGCAACCGTTTTCGATTCCGATGATAGAATAATCATTGAAAGTCTTGCCAGCCATGTGGGTGTGACCCATCACGGCCGCAGAGATAGGATTATGAACCAGGCCCATAGGAACTGCCTTCTTCATAATCCAATCGATGAATCCACCAACAGACTTGTTGGGAATCTTTGAATAGACTTCAGGATGACCGATGACAATGTCATTGATCTGATACACAAAGCGATACTCGGCAAAGCCATTGGAAGGCATGGTCGGGACCACAATGTTCTGGAACTGCTCGGTCATTAGTTCGGCGAAATCGAATGCATTAGGACCGTGAAAGTCTAGCAAGGACTGATACAGATCCGCGGGCAACAGAGTAGCATACTTCTTTCTTGTGCGCTCGTCGTGATTGCCCGGCATTACGATAACCTCAGGATACGCTTCCGACAGAGCATGAAGCACTTTGACATATGCTTTGTGCTCTTCCTGCATCGTGAAGTGTTGTCCATACTTCAAATACTTGCTGTAGTTGTGGAAGTCTGCACCATCGCCGGCCAGGATACAAACATCAACCTTGCCTTTGGTGTCCGCGATCATCTTAGCAAATCGCAGTTCATCATGGAATGGAGCATGAATATCTGAAACAATAAGACCTTTCAGATATCCATCGTCGTCCAGCGCGGCTGGCGGCGTGGCAAAAGACTTCTCTGTCATTCCAATCCATTGACGATACTTCTCTAATATTTCATCAAAGGAAAAACTATACATAGCTTTGAGTGGTGCTACATTCATCACTGCTGGGTCGACTATTGGTGCGTCTATGGCGTCCGTTTCAACCGGAGCACATACAGGAACGACCGGCGTGGGAGCAGGAATTACTTCTCCCCTATACGCTGCCTTGACCTCTTCTAGTGATTTACCTATTCCCTGAGCGATCCATTGCAAACTTCTGCGACGGCCCAACAGAGAATAGATCCACTCTTTCCTTTCTTTGGGAGTGCTTACACCCCAATTATTCTTCAATGCAAATACCACTGCCTCTTCGTTCATGCCTTTCGACATGGAACCTCCTGCTTACTTGTTTCCAGTCTTGAACTGATACAGGAAATAAGCAAGTGTGTCATATGTTGTGTCGTCTAGGTCGTCAGACAGCCAATCTTTGTCATACTTGTCTGTCGGCGGCCGTAACATCTCATTGATGCGGATCGACCTCTCATTTATCTTACGGGGATCCTTCATCAACCACTCAGGGAATTTCTTTAGATCTTGGCTCTCTAGAAAAAGAGCATCAACCGTGTCTCGGTAAACGACGAAAACCCTCTTAGTCTTTTTGTCTTGTATCGTCGCGAGGTGTTCTGCAAGAACGACGTCATCATGCGGCTTCGCCACATTGGAGCTAAGATGGATACGCGGATCGCCAGGGTTCCTGGTAACGGAGCCGGGCATCGGATAGGAACGATCATCTATAATCTCCAGGTTGGATAGAAACTCCTGGCTAATCTTACGACCAGCCAGGAGATCTAGTATATTACTTGGTGCTTGCTGGACCATCAGCATCCTTCTTCTTGGGCGCCGGAGCCGTCACTGTATCTTCCAGACTCTTCACCTTGTTCTTCAGGGTTTCAACAGCACCTTCAACACCCTTGGCGGCGGCAACCTGCAACAGATGGTCACCTAAGGCCTTCGGATCCTGGGAATTCAGGTAAGTCTGACAGCTGGTAACTGATGCCCGTAATTCAGCATTAGCTGCTTCATACACGCCACCAGCCTTGCGTCCAGGTTGGGACACCGGCAACTGAGGCATGCCACAGATACACACCAATAGCGGGAATGTCTGTGCTTCTGGGTCAGGCTGAATAGCAACAGTGCCATAGCCACCAGAGAGATACCGTGACGTCTGCACTTCATGGAAGTGATGACTGCCACAGCGGGTACAGGTTATGATTTTACCCTGCGCGGCGCGCAAACGAGCCATCGCTGGGTTTGGGTTAGTACTCATTATTGGTCCTCCTTGGGATCAATTATTATGGGAATATGCGGCCGGAGGGGATCAAATTCCTCTGCGATAAAGTCGCCCAGCGTCTTCCCACAAACCACGCATCTGTCATTCACGTCCAGACCATTGGAATGGTCGCCGTGGAATTCACAGTCGTGTTCTTCGTGGATCTCATTATTTGAGTCCACAAATCCTTTGTTCTTACCCGTTTCCGGGTGAATGATTTCCATCTCATCGCCAGTCATTTGTTACCTACTTGAGCGAAATCCAGCCCAACTTCTCGGCTATGATAGCAACTGCAATTATAACCAATACAAATCCTAAGAACCACATATCATCACCTTATCACCGTATGCTGATCAAGCCAAAGACTTAGTATGGGTCCTGTTTGGCAGTCGTAGATACTCCCCCTTGGGAGTTGGCCGCAGCAGTTTCCACAGCAGCTTTGTATTCCATAGCCAACTTGCGGCAGTCTTTCTGCCCCAGCCGGCCTTCTTCTGTCTCCATTGGACACTCATCGAACCGGCCAGAACGAGGCTCAAATTCGAAGTAGATAGTCCCATCGAACGAGTTGATCTTAGACTTGTCAAAGACCAGTTCAATGATAGGCTTACGATATGGCTGGCTGTTGGTGGAAGGATCCATATGATTGTGATCCAAATTCACCAGCTTAGCGGAGTCGCCAAAGTCCTTGATGTCATTATAGACACCAATGTTCAAGGATGAGTCATAAGAGATACCACCAGTGCCCTTGATGTTTCTCACGCGCGGGCGAACCCCGGGCTGAAGAGAAGTCTTGGGTAGCTCCATCGTCATAATGATGGTAGCGTGATACTTATTGGCAAGCCCCTTAACGAACATTGACATATGACGTGTTTTGGCTTCCCCGTCTTGGAATCCAGGGAAGTCGTAGAGATGAAAGTTGTCCCCGATAACCACAAGTTTCCTCTCCGGAAACTTCTGGCGTATAGCCTTGATGCGGTTCTCAAGAGCCGGCAGGCTAGGAGCCAGTGTAGAAATGTCCTCTGGGATGAATAGCTCACGTTCTATTTTGTCCTGTGTCCAGGCCATGGCTTTCTGATATACAACCCCAAAGTTGGGGTATTGATTCAGAGCAAAGCCTGCCTTCTTGAAGTCATTCGAATACCAGCCAGTCTTGAACAAGCCCTCGCTGTATGCGCACGGGTCAAAGGATTCGTCATTCTGTAACATAGACGCCCAGACGCGCGGTAGGAAGATAGACATAGCATCATCTATCGTATGGTAGAGAACCATGCAATCATGCGGATTATGTTCGATCAAGCGCCAGGCTAAATTGGATAATAGACTGGACTTACCTTGATTCATTTTGCCCGGAATGGTGACAAAGCACTCTGTCCTGGGGATACCTCCTACCCATTTATCGAATAGTGGCCAGCCGGTAGACAATTCCACCACATGATGGTCTTGTTCCTGGATGGTCTTGATCTCATCAATGTAACGCATGGTATTAGCCACGCTATAGCCTTGTTTACGGGCCTGGACCTTCTCGATCTTCTCGATCGTAGTAGCCAAGATGGTCTCTACGTCGAGCGGCTTCAGCTGAAGCTGCTTAGCGGCTTGCTGAGCTAAAAGCGTTTTCTCCTCATTGATCTGAGATATCTCAGAATCCACAAGTCGAGTGACTTCGCGCCATACGACGTCTTGAGATATGCCCGTAGCTTTAGATAACTGCTCAGCCTTCCTAAGGCGAACGAAGTTACTCTGATCATTGACGATTAACGGAACCATCCTTTCGGCAAGAGCGGTAGGATCTTCGCCAGTCTTGACCGCCTTATGCAGAGACCATCCAAATATATCGACCTTCTCCAAGGCACGAAATGCCTTGAGGCCACCCATCTTCCGAATATAGTTGTCTGGATCATCTGTGCCCTCTGGCATCGCTACGATTTCGACTCGTAGGCCAATATTTCCTCCAACACACTCTTCAAGTAACTTGATAAAGCGGTCCGTTCCAGCCTCTCCTGCATCGTCAGCGTCGAGCACGAAGATGATGTGCTTGATACCCAAGCCAAGGATAAGTTCGAGATGATCTCGCGTGAATGACGTCGACCCAATCGAACAGCTGTTCTGTAATCCCGCATTGACAGCCGTGACACAATCGGAGTAGCCCTCGAACACATAAAGCGGAGGAGTATACTTCCGGGCCCTGTGCAATCCGAATAGCCGCTTCGACTTCTGGTAAATCCTATTCCGAATGGCTGTTTCCTCACCACTATGCTCCATTGAGTTGATATACTTGCTGGGGTGTTTTAGTCCGGCCAAAGCCACCTTACGCTCGTCGCTATCTTCCGGAGTCGTAGCCAATATCCCGGCCTTAGCAGATTCGTACTGTTTGGTTTCTTCTTCGTATAACAAGTTCCGACATGCAAAACCAACCGGGTTGGAATTT